CTCAAGGTTTATTTTTATTTTATGGTAATGATTTTTACGACATCACACCTTTAGATACAGCAATCACAGGTTGTACTTTAACCACTGTTAACGGATCTGATGTTTTAACAATAGACAAAGGCTCTCATGGATTATTAGTTGGAAGATATGTAACTTTATCTGCAGTAACGGTCACAGGAGCAAGTGGTTATACAGCAGGTGATTTAGAAAAAGTTTATGAAATTTTAACCGTTCCTACAATTGACAAATTTACAGTTAAAGCAGTAAGCGCTGAAACAGGTGCAGGTATGACTGCAGCAGGAGCGGCAACAGTAAATCCTTATGTAATAATTGGACCCACAACTCAAACAACAGGTTATGGTTGGGGAACATCTTCTTGGGGTGCTGAGACTTGGGGAACTGAAAGATCTACAAGTACTGTAACTTTGGATCCAGGCAATTGGTCTTTAGATAATTTTGGTCAAGTTCTTGTTGCAACTATTTTCAATGGAAAAACATTTACTTGGAATGCAGGGGCTGTTTCACCTAGAGGAACAAGAGCTTCTACAAGTACTTCGGGCGTTGTAACAACAAATAATCCAACAGCTACCAGAATTACTATTGTATCTGATAGAGACAGACATTTATTTCATTTAGGAACCGAAACTACTATTGGAGATCCTAGTACTCAAGATCCGATGTTTGTAAGATTTTCTAATCAAGAAGATTTAAACACCTACCAACCTACAGCAACTAATACTGCAGGTACTTTTAGATTAGATACCGGTAATGAAATTAGAGCAGCTATACAAGGTAAAGATTACATTTTTGTTGTAACGGATTTAGGAGCTTATGTAATTCAATATGTAGGACCTCCATATACTTTTTCAGTCAGACAAGTAGGTACTAACTGTGGATGCATTGGCCAAAATGCTATTTCTTATGCAAATGGTGCTGTGTGGTGGATGTCAGGTGAAGGAGGATTTTTTGTATATGACGGTACTGTAAAAGCATTACCTTCTTTAGTAGAAGACTTTGTGTTCTTAAATACAGTTACAGGAAACTTAGGGTTGAACTATGGTTCTTCCGATGTAATTTATTCATCTCCTAATAGTTTATACACAGAAATTAATTGGTTCTATCCTTCAGCTAATTCAGATCAGATTGATAGATGTGTTACTTATAATTATGGTGAAAATGTCTGGACCACTTCTTCAATAGCTAGAACGACTTATCAAGATCAAGGGGTATTTAATTTACCTTATGCTACAAAGTATGATGATAGTAATACACCTATATTCCCTGCTATTTTAGGAATAACAAATAAGTACGGAGCCTCTATTTACTATGCTCATGAAACCGGGACGGATCAAATCAATAGCACCGGGACAACTTCAATTAATGCTTTTATTTTATCTGGAGATTTTGAGATAACTAATAATAATAATATAGCGGATTTTACAGGTGACGGAGAATATATAATGTCAGTTAAAAGATTTATACCGGATTATAAATACCTGTTAGGCAGTTCTAAAATTACTTTATATTTAAATGATTACCCAAGTGAGACAGCAGTGAGCTCTTCTTTAGGACCCTTTACAATCACCACTACTACTGATAAAATAGACACACGTGCACGAGCAAGATTTGTAGCAATTCAAATAGCTAATGACGCTATCGGTGAAACTTGGCGTTACGGAACATTAAGAGTAGATGCAAGACCAGACGGGAGAAGATAATGCCATTTAAATCTGATAAACAAAGAAAATATTTATTTAAAAATAAACCTAAAGTAGCAAAGAAATTTGCAAAAGATTCCAAAAAGAAAACTCATAAAATGCCAGATGGTACTATTATGAAAGGTGCCAAACATAATGGCTAAACTAACTATTTATATACCTGAACCTAAACCGGAATACGAAGTAGAGAATCAAAGACAGATAATAGAATCCTTGACAACTATGAAACAACAGCTTAATTTTTCTTTTCAAGAAGATATGAAAAATGACCAAGAAGCATTAAATTATTTTTTATCCTAATGAGTATATTTTATAACAATCAAACTTTTAGTTTAACTACTACTAATTTAACTACAGTATTAACTATTTCCACTTCTTCTGTTGGAATAGTTAAAACAGTTCAAGCAGTCCACGATACTGCAAGTGCGGTTGATACAGATATTTTTGTTAAAAAAGTTTCTGGAAGTGACGTTCAAATTGGCCATCAAAGTTTAAATAAAGAAACTGTGAACATGCTAACAAATACCTTGAACTTAGAAGCGGGAGATGTTATAAAAATGCAAGCAGACACCGCTAATGAGATTTCAGGTATTATCAGTTATGCTTTAATAAACAGAGAGAATGAAAATGGATAATGAAGACTTACCGAAGATAAATTGTACAACTATAACAACTTATAGAAATACAAAAACCGGTGAAACATCAACTAAGAAAGTAGAAGGACCTAATATTGTTCAAGATATAACAGTTCAAGTTTCCCCAAAAGGATTAGAAGTTCTTCAGAAAGTTATGAACAGTGCCAAACGAAAACCCTAAAGGCGGAACAGAGATACAGTTTGAGTATTTAGAAAAATACGTAGACAAACAATTATTAGATCAAGTTCAGATTACTACATCTGTCCCTGAGAAAATTCCATTACATCCAACAAAGTTAAATATACTTTGGCAAAAAAATTCATACGATCAACCTAATATTGCTCCCTGGATGAGTGACAAATCTAATCACGACAAATATGATTGGTATGTATTCAATTCTCATTGGAGTCATGAAAAATTTAGAATGATGTACAATCTACCTAACTATAAATGCATTGTGATAAAAAATGGTTTAGGTAAAGATATTAAACAAGCTGCTCCTTATAAACAAGGACAGCCCCTTAAAATTATACATCAAAACACACCCTGGAGAGGACTTTCAGTTCTACTAGGTGCAATGCAACTTGTTAAAAACCCTTTAATTACTTTAGATGTTTACTCATCAACAGAAGTATATGGTAAAAACTTTTATGAAAAAAATGATAAAGCTTACGAGTCTTTATATGAACAAGCAAGAAATCTTCCTAATGTTAATTACATTGGATATAAACCTAATGATTATATTTTAGATAATTTACATAACTATAACATGTATGTTTACCCAAGTATCTTTGAAGAGACTTCTTGTATATCTTTATTAGAGTCTATGGCCGCGGGCCTATATTGTATTACTACGAACTATGGAGCTCTATTTGAAACCGGTGCAGAATTTCCAATGTACATACCTTATGATGAAAATTACAGAGGACTAGCTGAAAAATTTGCTTATGGCATAGAAGCAGCGGCTCAAACTTTACACGATCAAAGTATTATTAACCATTTAGATTCTCAATCTAGTTATGCAAAAATATATTACGGGTGGCCTAAGCAAGCATCCTCTTGGACTAAATTTTTAAAAGGAGCAATACAGCATGGAAAACAAAACGTACGTTAATAAAGACACTTACCAAACAATTAAAGTTAACAAAGTAGATATGCCTAACAAGCCTAACAAGTCTAACCAGCCTAACCAGCCTAATGAACCTAATGAACCTATTTGGTTTAATCAAGAACCAGGGACAAACGCATCTGTGAGAACTATTAATCTAGGAGATAATTCACCTGTAAAAATTATGGTATGCACACCGTGTCATAGTGATGTCTCTATGCATTATTGCCAAGCTGTTTTAAAGTTTCAAATGGAATGTTGGCAAAAAAAAATAATGGTAAGTTTTACTCTATTAAAATCTTCTTTAGTAACTCAAGGAAGAAATTTATGTGTAGCAGAAATGTTAAATGGTCCTGAGAACTACACTCATTTATTGTTTATAGATTCTGACATAGACTTTAAAGCAAACACTATATTCAAGATGTTGGAAACAGACAAAGATATTATATCCTGTCCTTATCCTATGAAGGATTTGAATTGGGATAAAATGTGGAGAAGAACTACTGTAAAAGAAAATGCTGTTACAAACGCTGAAGAATTAGCTAGA